TGCTCCTCAACCCATACCCGTTTGAGCTCTGCCCGACGGGATAGCGGGTAACACCCCACTCGTGAATACTTATCGCCAGCAGACTGCTTGCGAAGTATTTCCTCCCAACCATCCTGTTTCGTTTTTATAACGACTGGACGGAGGGCGTGGCCGAGAACCTCTTCACGCTGAAGCCGATGATTATATCGACTTTTTAGACGTTGGCGGTTCAGGGCAACAGCATTCACACCAGGCACATACAAAGCGAGAGCATTACGCTCTCTATCCGAATCCCAATTGGGATCAGGCTCCTTATATTGTGTTGTCACTGCAATAGGACCCCATCTGTCATCTATATGACTCGCGAGGAACTCTGCAGCTTGCTGGTAATTGCGACTCCTTAAGCTATTAGCATAGCTGATGTAGGAAGCAATCGTGGTGGGATCCGGAGATGTCCACAAACGCCGTATTTTAACCGGCGTGACATCGATGCCTTTGTAGGCATCCATGCCGCAGCTTTCTCGAAAGAAAGACTGCATGTAGCAGCACTTAGTGTGGTTGAATTTCAACCCCACGGCGCTGAACGAGTCAAACAGAGGGCCTTCAAGCCCATTCTGAATGACGATATCATCCCCGTAGACGTAGACCAAAGAACAAGCCTGTTTAAGGCTCATTCGATGCTCTACTTTCAAGGTAGCCACAGCCAACGCATAGAAGACAAGACTCTCCACTGGGAAGCATAATGCTGAACCCATAGGAGCGAATTTCTTCATGTGCACCAACTGACCGTTAGGTAAGCGTGTATCCGGAGTTCGAGAGGCTAAAAGCCCCTCTAGCATACGGGTACCTCCAAACAGCTCTTTCACAAGAGCTAAGGAGACCCTATCGGACGCTTCCTTCATATCCAGCGTCGACCACTTGTGGTCAATAGATCCAGTAAGTGCCAAAGCCCGATTTATCGATTGGTCCGTGAAATTCACGTGTCCTTTCGTCAGGTAATGACATTCAAGGTAAGAGGACAATTTCTGTCCCAAACCCTGCTGAATCCACTGATATTCAAGTGGCTCGCAAGATATCAATCGAGGCCCTCTACTATCCTTTGGTACGAGAACGACTTTTGCCGTTCCCGATTCCATTGGTAATAGAGACTGGATTTCTTGAATCCGATCAACAACGTGAGTTAGGGAATACCTAAAATACTCACAATGTGGATACACTCTTTCGAGTGTAGCATAAATCCTTTTGAAAAAGGATTTTTGCGGAGCACGCTCTCCAGTCGCAACCGCGCCTGGTCCGTGTCTTGGAACAATGTCCAAGTGATCGAATCCATGAAGTAGCTTGGTGATAAACACCTTCGCAAACTTCACAACTGGACTCACTTCTACCAATTCTGGTAGAACTGAGTCAACCTCAATAAACTCAAGAAGAACTTTATTTGAAAGTTCTTCCGAGTACGGTAACTCGTACTTGTAAAACAAGTACGCGAGCTGCCTCAGATCGCGCAAAAGCGCTGGATCACGAGAGGCCCAGAACATGTCCGCAAGCTCTAATAAAAGAGCCGGCATATCTGTTACAGGTTCCCAACGATTAACGTTGATAGAATACTCTATTGACTTTCCCCACTTCGGCAGTTGAACAGTAAGAAACTGTTCCCCTTGTCTATGTAGGTAGGTCTTTATTTCACCTATCTTCGCGGGTTCGTCCTTGGTGACCCAACGCGATGCAACATCGCGAGTTAGGTGCAAGAACAGCTGCGCCAAGAATGGCGCTTTCTGTTTGGTTTTCATGCGTATTTACGTATGTTACTAACACTAAGCTCGCTATGTGAGCTCATTTATCCTCATCCCGCCACACGGCGGAGAGGACTACACGAACAACTCCCATCCAGGCAATCGCCTGGGTAAGGACCGTAATCAACCGAAGAATATTATTCTTCGTACAATTACGTCTCGCCGTCGAATAGACGGCCGAGTGTTGCGGCCAGAGTAGCCGGCTGCGTACCTGTTAATGGTCCCATAAGGAACGCAAACAGATCCGACGACAGGCTAATCATGCCAGTATGATCAAACACTGCGCGTGGGTACGCGAGTGTCAAACCAACCGACCCCCGTATTGCTTTGGGGAGAGTACCAGCACCAGTGGTGATGATAGCTCTCTGAAGCAAGTAACGGTCCGTGATGATGGGCGAATTCTCTTTCGACTCTTGACGAGCCGAAACGAACTCTTGGAACTCTCCACCTCCGACATTGCGTCGGCGGAGAGTTCTCCCATTGTCAGTGTCCGCAATGGACATTGCACCTCCCCATGGGAAGGTGATCGAGTTTTCAAACATAGCTTTTTATCTATTTTTGATTACGCGGTGCTGGATTACCAGCGTTTGTTTCATCCCCGGACTTTTCGGGCCCATATTAAGGCAGTCGCATTACGCGCCTTTCTTAACGTGCAGCCTTGGAATTCCAAGGATCCGAACGCTACCTCCTTTAGAGGTAGCTCTTTCCGTTTGTATAGCGATACTGTTTCGTCAATGACGTCATAGTAGGCTAACTCAGGATAACCGTCGAGCACCTTTTGGCGCACTTGGGTAATCCTACGGATCTGGTTGAAGGTTCCATAACCTCCAGAATCCAGAGTTATACTCATGTCTATGAGCGGAATCTTATACTTATCTAGAAATGCTCCGATTGGATAAAACCAATCGAGAACAAAACTAAAGGGTATAGCGTTCCACGCAATGGCCGGGTTGAGTTCTGCACCCAATTGAGTGAGAAGATATTTCATCTTCCCATACGCTTGAGTCATTACCACGGACCAATACCTATACACTACGCAAACGCAGGTATAGGCAGGCTTGTCGCGAAGGTGATAAACCTTAACTTCAAACCTGTAATTACAGACATCTACTTCATAGTAAATATCTGTAGGCAGGGGCAAGTCCTCGACGACCAGATTTCTGGCAGAAGTGAACTTTCCCATGTTAGACATGAACGCCACATAATGCACGCTTAGTTTAGCGCACAGATTATATGCCGTCGTTATGTCGCGAATAAACGCCCCGATTCCGTAACTGAATTCAAGAACAATGTGAGATAATATATCTCCCAAAGTCTTATATTGCCCAAGCTTGCCAAATTTGACAAGTCGCTTTAATAGTTTCTTCGAGTTTTTGAAGAAATGTTTGAGCTCAGCAAGTTCAATTACGAAGTTTACTACCGAGAAACTTGAATCCGTAGAAACGAATTTAAGTCTCTTAGCACGAGTGCGGAAATCCGCGCTAGGGTCTTCTGGACCTATGTCCAAGTCAGACTCTAACACCACAGGTAGTGGCGTTAACAAACTAGTCACGTAGTCACAGGGGATAGCCCCTGCAAACTGCGAACCGATGTGTACGATCCCGTTGGTAACAACGGGAACGGATTCAACGGACATATCACGACGGACTTTCGTCCAGTGATAGAGGTTCTTATAGACCTTACCTGCCGAATCGTACTTCATAGTACTATCGTCAATAAGGTACGACAGCCAAGACACGCTCTCATAATGGGTCTCATGACCCACTTCTGAAAACGCGATGACTGTGGACGTGACTGAACAGGGTATTTCCCTGCTCTTCAGTTTGTCTAGTATTGTCATAACGGTTTTCAGAGCACTACTCTCTTAC